GCGGGTGTCCAGCGACCCCGAAGGCCGAGAAAAAATCCGGCGAGCCGAGGCATCTCCGCTCGGCCGATTTCGCGCCAAGTAGCATTTCACGAGCCGGCTAAGTAGCACCACCGCTAGCATTCCCGCCGCTCGGCAAGCTCCCGGCGCTCAGTCTTCCGGTCGCAGCTCTCGAATGCTTGCCGCGATATTGTCAAGTGCCGACCCCAGGACCTTCATCATTGACGAGGCCGTGAAGTCTCGGCAGGCAGTCTGCATGTAAGCGGCGACGAGTTCTGGATGCTTCGCGGCGTAGCCATCGCCGAACATCTCGTCGATGTCGCCTTTTGCTCGGCGCAAATAGCTCTCTGCGGAGTCTTTCGATTGGTCAAAGAGCGTCTGAAAACCAGCTGTGACTCGGTCAGGATCAAGGTTCATTGAATACCTCCGCCGGTCATTATCCGGCTGCTCAAAATTCTGCGGCTCGCAGCAGCTCGCCCTGAACCTCTCCCAGCCGCCCACCCGAGGCGGCTTTTTCGTTTCCGATGTGGGAATCCCCATGTCGACCCCAAAGCCGGGCGCACGACCGATAACCCACCAGCTCGCGTAGCTACCGGGTCGCTGCCGCCCGCGCCCTCCAGAAAACCCCAGCTCACCCCACCGTCCGCCCGCTTCCTCTTAGGCGGGATCGAGCCGGAACCCGCTGGGCGCTACCGACGATGCGCGAAATCGTCGGCACCAGCCGCCGCCCGGGTCAACGGGCTGTCTCCTCCCGGCCTGCCGGGCGGCGTGTTGGACCCATCAACCCCGGAAGCTGACTTCTGCTGTCGGCGCCGACGCCGAAAGGCCCCTACCCATGAAAGCAGCCGGTATGCAAGACCACCTCCAATCCCCCGAGGCGGCCGGATGGCTGGCTGCGATCTTGTACAAGTTCCTGCCTGGTGCCCTGGGCGCTGCCGTGATGGTGATGGTGGACACCCCCAGGACCCGGCGCGACCTGTTCGTCCGCCTGTTCGTGGCGTTCATCTGCTCCATGCTGCTGGGTGAGGTGGTGTTCGACCTCCTGCGTTCGCTGTCCTTCTTCTCCTTCCTCGACCCGCTCAAGCGCTCCCACACGGCTGCGGTGGACTTCCTGACTGGCGGCTTCGGCTGGTTCTTCATCGGTGGCGGCGTGATGCTGGCGCAGCGCTGGCGGGACAACCCCACGATTCCCGGATTCCTGGGCGGACAGAAGACGCCGTGATCCTGCTGGACTCCATCCTGCACACGGCGGTGAATCCGGCGCTCCTGCGCCTGCCGCGTGCGATGGACTCCGACGCAGCCCGCGTGATGCTCCTGGCCATCGGGCTGCAGGAAAGCCGCTTCCAGTTCCGCTTCCAGAAGATCGCCGGCCGACCCTACGAGAAAGGCCCGGCCCGCGGCTTCTGGCAGTTCGAGCGCGGCGGCGGCGTGCGTGGCGTGATGCAGCACCCGGCCACCAGGGAGCAGGCGCAGCTGACGTGCGCGGCGCGCGGCGTACCCTTCGATGACGTGCTGGTACACGCCAAGCTGGAGACGGACGACATCTTGGCCGCTGTGTTCGCTCGCCTGCTGCTGTGGGCCGACAAGCACGCGCTCCCGCTGGTGAACGCCAGCCATGATGAAACGTGGGACTGCTACCTGCGCAACTGGAGGCCAAGCAAGCCCCATCGGCACACCTGGGACGCCTACCACGCGCAGGCGCGCTCGCAGGTGATGGCATGACGCTGCTGCTGCTCAACTGGCGCCTATGGGTGGCGATCGCCCTGGCCGCTGGCTTGGCCTTTTCGCACTTCACGGTCTACCGCAAGGGGAAGAACGATGTACGAGCCGAGTGGGCCGCAAGTGTCACCGCTGCGAACGCCGAGGCGCTGCGTCTGGAAAGAGCGCGCCAAAGCAACGTGGACACTGTGGCTCGACTTGCCGCAGCCCGTGCGGCTCGCATTCTGGCTGACGCTGCTGGTGCTCGCGCTGTTGCTGACGGGCTGCGCAGCGACCTCGACGCCGCCAACCGATACGCCCAGGAATCCCGCGCCGCCGCCGAGCGCGTTGCCACCGCAGCCACCGGACTACTTGGGCGATGCACATCGCTTTATCTCGGAGTCGCGGAAGCAGCTGCAAGAGCTGACAACGAAGCCCGCGAACTGAGGCAGGCATGGCCGAAGGAGTGAACATGGACGGAGACGGAAGCATTACCAACGGTGGCGGCTCCGGCTGCATCGAGGGCTGGGACGGAATCACATCAGCACACGGCGGCGGATCGGGAGGCTGACGTGGACCGCTACCTCTCCATCTCCCTGCCTATCCGCATTGGCATCCTCTGCGCCATTGGGTTCGCCCTCCTGCTGGTGGCCAGCCCGGTGAAGGCCGGCGAGATGACGGCCACCTACGGCCCCAACCATGTGACCCTGTCGGAGCGCTCCTGCTCCCATGCTGCAACCCTGGCGCGCATCCAGCCGGAAGCAGCTCGCGAGCACTACCGCATGGCCCGAGGCTTCATCGGTGGGCAGGACTTCTTCGGCTGCTGGCGTGCGGTCAACACCACCGTGTTCGTGATCTGGGAGGATGGGGAGTACACCCCGCTTCCCATGGCGGACTTCGGGACCGGGAAGCCGGGCGTCTGAGGGTGAAGCTCACCACCCTGAAGCCCAGGCTCACCACACTGGTGACGCAACGCCTACCCATGCAGGCAGGCACCGAGCGCCTGAGAGGGCGGGCAGCAGTAGACCGTAGGGCACGCTGGCTCAGGGATCACCCCCTCTGCAAGGAGTGCGATAAGCACGGACGCACGAGGGCAGGAACAGCGGTCGACCATACGGTCCCACTGTGGGCTGGTGGCGCGGACGACTACGAGACGAACGGCGGCACCTTGTGCGCCCCCGACCACGATGCCAAGTCGGCATGCGAGGCAAGGATGCGCGCAGCAGGCGGATGGCTCTCTACCCCCTGCCAGTGTGGGCAGCACGGCTCCTAGCCCCGTCTGACGCGACGGCGCGGGCATCGACAGGGGGAGGGGGGATCGAAAGTCTGGACCCCCTCGGAGCGGAAACCGCCTGGTTCCTCACGCACGATGAATTTCCATCGTATGAATTCCACCGAAGGGTGGAAAGGCCGAAATCAAAAGGATTGAACATGCCCAGAGGCGGTGCGCGCCCGGGCGCTGGAAGGCCCCGGAAGAACCCTGAAGCCCCGGTGAAGAAGCCGGCGGCGAAGAAGGTGGCGGTCAAGAAGGCCGCGAAGCCTGCGGGCGGCAGCCTGTCTGAGTTGAAGGGGCAGGGCGCCCCCGAGGTTGCCGGCTGGCCGTTCGGGACGAAGCCGCCGGAACCGCCGGCCGCGCCGCCCGCGGAGCCGGACCCGGATTCCGACGATGGTCTGACCGATGAACAGCGCGCGGGCCTGGCTCCGCTCGACTACCTGCTGGCCGTGATGCGCAGCCCCCGAGCGTCCAAGAGCGCGCGGCTGCAGGCGGCTATCCAGGCGGCGCCCTACATGCACGCCAAGCCGGCGCCGCAAGGGAAGAAGGAAGCGAAGAACGAGGCGGCGAAGAAGGTAGCCCGATTCGCTCCCGCGGCACCGCCGAAGCTGGTCGCGGCCGGCGGCAAGAAGGTCTAAGCGGTGGAGTGGTCAACAGCCTGCCCGGATTGGGCGGATCGCCTGGTGGCGGGCAAGTCGATCATCCCGCCGCCGATCTTCGAGAGTGAGGCAGAGCAGGCGCTGGCCATCTTCAAGCAGCTGCGGGTCACGGATCTGCCGGGAAAGCCGACGTTCGGCGAGTGCAGCGAACAGTGGGTGTTCGACTTCGTGGCCGCCATCTTCGGCGCCTATGACGCCGAGACCGGCAAGCAGTTGATCCGGGAATTCTTTCTCCTGATCAGCAAGAAGAACACCAAGTCAACAATCGCCGCGGGGATCATGCTCACCGCGGTGATCCTGTGCTGGCGCGAGGAAGAGGAGCACCTGATCCTCGCACCGACCAAGGAAGTGGCCGACAACAGCTTCAAGCCGGCGGCCGGGATGATCCGGGCCGACGACGAGTTGACGGAGTTGTTCCACGTCCAGGACCACATTCGCACCATCACGCACCGCGTGACGCGGGCGTCCCTGAAGGTCGTGGCGGCCGACACGGACACGGTATCCGGCAAGAAGTCGGGCCGGGTGCTGGTCGATGAACACTGGCTGTTCGGCGAGAAGGCGAACGCCGAAGCGATGTTCATGGAGGCGCTGGGCGGGCAGGTGTCGCGCGAGGAAGGGTGGGTCATCTTCCTGACCACACAGAGCGACAAGCCGCCGGCTGGCGTCTTCAAGGAGAAGCTGAACTACTACCGTGACGTGCGGGACGGCAAGGTGCACGATCCGAAGTCGCTGGGGGTGCTGTACGAGTTCCCGCCGGCCATGGTGGAGTCGAAGGCGTACTTGGACGCACGGAACTTCTACATCACCAACCCGAACATCGGCCGCTCGGTGAGCGCCGAGTGGCTGGAGGACCAGCTGCGGAAGGTCCGAGCAAAGACCGATGGTGCATTCCAGCAGTTCCTGGCGAAACACCTGAACATTGAGATCGGCCTGAACCTGCGGACAGACCGCTGGGCCGGCGCCGACTTCTGGGAGGCGGCCGGCGACCCGACGCTTACCCTGGACACGCTGATCCAGCGCTGCGAAGTCGCAGTAATCGGGATCGACGGCGGCGGCCTGGACGATTTGCTGGGGCTGGCAGTGATCGGGCGCGAGCGCGAGACGCGCCGCTGGCTGCATTGGGGGCACGCCTGGGCGCACAAGATCGTGCTGAAGCGCCGCGAAGAGATCGCGCCGCGGCTGCAGGACTTCGCGAAGGACAAGGATCTGACCCTGGTCGACCGGCCAGGCGACGACGTCACCGCGGTGGCGGACATCGTTTGCCGCATCCGAGACGCTGGATTGCTTCCCGAGAAGCAGGGCATCGGAGTCGACGGAGCCGGTATCGCCGACATCGTGGACGAACTGGCTGGGCGTGACTTCACGACCGAGCACATCGTGGCGATTTCGCAGGGGTGGCGCTTGAACGGTGCCATCAAAACGACGGAGCGCAAGGTGGCCGGCGGCGAGTTCATCCATGGTGACACGGACCTGATGGCCTGGAGCGTCAGCAACGCCCGCACTGTGCAGCAGGGCAACGCCATCAGCATCACGAAACAGTCCAGCGGCACCGCGAAGATCGACCCACTGATGGCGGTGTTCGATGCGGTGTCGCTCATGGCACTTAACCCGGTCTCCACAGGCCGCTCATTCTGGGAAACAGCCGCATGAAAGAACACCTGCAGAAGATGCTGGCGGCTGCGGCCGGACACATGCCGGATGGCCTGATGGTGGCCGGCGGTTGCGCCGTCTCCTACGGTGCGGGCATGGTCTATGCGCCTGCTGGCTGGATGGTTGGCGGTGTGCTGCTGATCGTCGCTGGCGTTCTGGCCGCGAGGGGCGGGAAGTAATGGGCTTCCTGTCGCGTGGCCTGGAGGCGAAGGGCGCCAACACCGTCTGGGAGCGGTGGCTGGAGCTGATGGACGGCACCGGCAAGTCGAAGGCCGGGCCGAGCGTCAACCAGACGTCCATGTGGCGCAACTCGGTGGCGCTCGCGTGCATTCGGGCGCGCTCCAACGGTGTCGCGCAGGTGCCCTTCAAGCTGTACCAGGAGAAGATGGTCGACGGACTGAAGCGCATCGAGCCGGCGCGCGATCATGACCTGTACGACCTGATGGGCACGAAGCCGAACGGGTGGCAGACGTCGTTCGAGTTCCGCCAGCAGTTGGAAGTGCACCTGTGCCTGGGCAACGCCTACGCATTCATCAACCGCTACCGCGGCAAGGTGGCTGAAGTCTTCATGCTGTGCAACGTGCGCGCCGAGCAGCAGGAGGATCGCGGCACGAAATACTGGGTGCGCGGCAAGAGCGGCGGCGAAGTGCCAGTGCCGGCGGAGAATATCTGGCACCTGCGCGGGCTGAGCTGGGATGGCTTCCTGGGCCTGGACACGCTGAACATGGCGCGCGAAGCCCTCGGGCTGGCGATGGCGCTGGAGGAAAGCGCCGCCTCTCTGCACTCCAACGGCATCCGCCCGTCCGGCGTCTATTCGGTCGAGGGCAACCTGTCGCCCGTCCAGCACGAACAGCTGGTCAAGTGGCTGAAGAAGGAAGCCGCTGCGCCTGGCGGCACGATGGTCCTGGACCGCAATGCCAAGTGGCTTTCCACGGCGATGACCAGCATCGACGCGCAGCACAAGGAAATGCGCGACCAGCAGACCGAGGAAGTCTGCCGGTTCTTCGGCGTCTCGCCGCACAAGGTCTTCCATTCGGACAAGACCAGCACCTACGCGAGCGCCGAGCAGTTCAACATCCAGCACGTCGTGGATTGCCTCATGCCGGAGTACGCCAGCATCGAGCAGTCCGCGGACGCCAACCTTCTGACCGCCGAGGAGCGGAAGAAGGGCTACTACTTCAAGTTCAACGCGAACGGCCTGCTGCGCGGCTCCATGAAGGACCGCGGCGAGTTCTACGCCCGCGCGCTCGGCTCCGGCGGCCATCCCGGCTGGATGTCGCCCGACCAGGTGCGCGAACTTGAGGAAATGAACCCGATGGGCGGGGAGGCGGCCAAGCTGCCGCCGGCCTCGTCCGCCAAGCCTCCCGCGACCCCCGCCGATCCGGCACCCTGAAAGGCAATCATGGAACTGCGCTACATCGAGCGCCCCTTCGAGGTGAAGGCGGTGCAGGAAGATGGCACCTTCGAGGGCTACGGCTCCATTTTCGGCAACGTCGACTCCTACAAGGAGATCGTGGCCCCTGGCGCATTCGCCGAGTCGCTGATGCAGTGGAAGGAGTCCGATCGCCTGCCGCCCGTTCTCTGGCAGCACCGCTCCGGCGAGCCGATCGGCCCGTTCCTCTCCATGACGGAAGACGGCGTGGGGCTCAAGGTCAAAGGTCAGCTGCTGGTGGACGACGTCCAGCGCGCCAAGGAAGCGCGGGCGCTGATGAAGGCCAAGGCGGTCAACGGCCTGTCCATCGGCTTCGTGACCCGCGAAGACAGCTTCGACCGCGTGACGGGCATCCGCACGCTGAAGAAGGTCGATCTCTGGGAGGTGTCCGTGGTGACATTTCCCGCCAATCCCGCCGCGCAGATCAGCTCCGTCAAGAGCGCGATCGACGGCATCCAGTCGTATGCCGAAGCTGAGTCCTTCCTTCGTGAGGTTGGCAGGCTCAGCAAGGCAGACGCGACGGGCTTCATCGCCCGTTTCAAGTCCCTGGCCGGTCGGAGCGAGTCCGACGAGGAGGGTCTGCTCGCGAAGGCGCTGGCTGCGCGCATCGAAGCCCGCACCGCCGCTCTTCAACGCTGATCCCAGCGTCAACCCGCAATCCAGCCGCCTCCGGGCGGCTTTTTCACATCCGAAAGGCAAATCATGGAACTCAAAGACCTGTCCGAAAAGTGGGACAAGTACGCCGAAGCGCAGGAAGCCCACCGCAAGGCGGCTGACGAGCGCCTGGCCAAGCTCGAAAAGGGCGAATCCACCGCCGACGTGGAAGCCAAGCTGGCCAAGGCCAACGAGGCGATGACCACGCTGGAGAAGGAAGTCAAGGAACTGTCGCTGAAGCTGCAGCGCCCCGCCGTCTCCGGCGAGAAGGCCGACGCCGCCGAAGCCGCGCTCAAGTCGTTCAACCTGCGCCTGCAGGCCGCGGCGATGGAAGCCGGCAAGTCCTTCACCCCCGTGACCGCCGACCAGTACGCCGAGTACAAGGCCGCCGCGGACAAGTACCTGCGCAAGGGCGTCGACGCGCTGACCGAAGCCGAGAAGAAGACCAT